CGGCTGGATTCACAAATACAGTTGATCGAGCTACGGTAGACGCGGCGGTCACTAGAGTAATAGGATCTCCCTTAAGTACACCACCAACATATGAATTACCATCTGCTAGTAGTTTAGGCACCACAGCAGATATTAGTGCGGCAAAAAACTTACTGGCTCAAGCACAAGCTGCGCTTCAGGGTGTTGGATCTAGAATAGTTAATATTGTATAGAATAAATATATCATATGGCAACCTTTATCGGATTCAACACAATTAATCAAAATAAAACATTCACTCTTGTTGATTTTGAATTAATAAAACAAGATTTATTAAATGCTTTTAACATTAGGCAAGGTGAAGTTGTTGGCCGCCCTGGATATGGTACTATTTTGTGGGCCTATTTGTTTGAAAATCAAACCCCAGAACTACAAACGGCTGTATATCAAGAAGTTCAAAGAGTTATTGGGGGCGATCCTAGGTTATATCTTAATAATGTTAATATGTATCCTCAGCAAAACGGCATATTGTTAGAATTAGAACTACAAACAGTAGCAACTACTTCGGCTCAAATTCTATCTATATTTTTTAATGAACAACAGCGTTCCGCAAGTTACATTTAACTTAAACTACCCAGTTTATTTTCTTCATAAATACTTGTAACATTGGAATAACCATGGCGAAAACAACAAGGCAAACTGTACTATTTGGAGTTGAAGATTGGAAAAGAATCTATCAAACCTATAGCGAAGGTAACTTTCAAAGTTACGATTTTGAAACTTTACGGAAGAGTTTTATTGATTATCTGCGCCAATATTACCCAGAAACATTTAACGATTATATTGAGTCGTCAGAGTTTATTGCGTTACTAGATGTTATGGCTTTTATGGGCCAAGCATTAGCATTCCGTACAGATTTAAATACTCGCGAAAACTACATTGACACCGCAGAACGCCGCGATAGTGTTATTAAACTTGCAAATTTGGTCAGTTATGTTCCGCAACGCAATACAGAAGCTAATGGGTATCTTAAAGTATTTTCTGTTTCCACTACAGAAAATGTAACAGATTATAACGGAGTAGATCTTGCCAATATTACAGTTAACTGGGCAGATCCTAGCAATTTTGACTGGCAAGAACAATTTACATCCATTATAAATGCGGCATTGGTTGATACTCAATATGTTGGTTCGCCTGGCAATGATCAAACAATTCTTGGTGTAGACACACAGGAATACACAATTAATTTAGTTCCAGGTTATATTCCTGTAGTTCCGTATACTGCTACTATTAATGGAGTTAACATGCCATTTGAAGCAGTAAATGCGACTTCATTGGGCGAAACTTTTATTTACGAACCGCCACCATTACCTAATGGACAATTTAATATACTATTTCGCAATGACCAACTAGGTTATTCAAGTGCTAATACCGGTTATTTCTTTTATTTTAAACAAGGTGTATTGCAAAATCAAGATTTTAACTTGGCTGAAAGTATTGCTAACCGCACAGTTAACATCAATATTGAGGGCGTCAATAATACAGATGTCTGGTTATACCAACTTGACAATGTAGGTAGCGTTTCAAAAATTTGGGAGCAAGTTCCATCGGTATATGCGGCAGCAGTTGAGCAAATGACTTCAACTATAAGACCAGCATATTCTGTAACCAGTCGTACTAATGATCAAATTACATTGTTATTCGGCGACAATGTATTTGCTACTATACCAGTTGGTCAATTCCGTAGTTATGTTAGAGCATCAAATGGATTACAATACATTATTAATCCAGAAAATATGCAATCGGTATCAATACCTATTTCTTATGTTAGTCGTTCGGGAACTATTGAAACCATTACATTTAATTGTGGTATTACTGCGCCTGTTACTAATGCTGCGCCTCGCGAGACTATTGAACAAATTAAACAACGGGCTCCTGCTCGTTACTACACACAAAATCGAATGGTTAATGGAGAAGACTATACAAATTTTCCATTTACACAATATAATTCTATTATTAAAAGTTCAGCATTAAATCGCAGCTCTATTGGTACAAGTCGTTATTTAGATTTAGTTGACCCCACTGGCAAATACTCATCTACTAATGTATTTTCGTCTGACGGTGCGTTGTGGTATATCAATGAAACACCAGCATTTGCATTTACATATCAAACGACAAATGACATCAATGATGTAATATTAAACGACATAACACCTTTATTAAAACAAGAAACGTTTAAACAATTTTATTATGCTTATTTTCCAAGACCAAATTTAATTCCTTTAAATTATTCTTGGAACCAAAGCACCACTATTGTAAATGAAACCACAGGTTATTTTGTTAATAGCAGCGGCACTCCAGTTCCAATTGGGTCTACAGTAAGCAATACAGCTAAATTTATTGTTGAAACTGCACTAGTTAAATTTGTGCCACCGACTGGATATTATTTTGATAGCAATAATGAATTAAAACCTGGAGTACCATTAGTAGACGGCGATCATTTAGTAATTTGGGCGTCTCCTACAGCAATAATTGGAGATGGCAGTAACGGCGGTCAAGGAAATTTAGCTAACGGGGTAGGGCCAGTGGTATTAAACACTTATGTTCCAACAGGAGCAATAGTTACCGAAGTCATCCCAGCATTAACTTCTGAATTTTCAACCAGTTTGAAACAATCTATAGTTAATCAAATATTCTTAAAAGCAAATTTTGGATTAGGGTACGATAGCACAGGTACAATTACTGGGACTCCTTACACTTGGTATTTAATAACAGCAGCTAATCTTGATACTGGAGCAGTATGGAGCCAAGCTAATGCTGGAAATACCTCGGGTGCCGGAATAGATGCCAGTTGGTTAATACAAGCAACATTTAATGGTAGTCAGTATACAGTTATTTCTCGTAGTCTTAACTACTATTTTGGTAGTGTACTAGAAACTCGTTTCTTTTTTAATACATCACAGCCAATTTACGATAGTCGCACTGGAACTGTTATTTCTGATTTTACTAAAATTTTAAGAACTAATAGTCAACCATATAGTAACTCGCCACTGCTAAGTGATGTAACATTAAAAATTATTGGACAACCTATATTAACCGATGGACTGGTAGACGATTATCAGGTATTAATAAGCTATCAAGATTATAATAATGATGGTATTCCTAGCAATCCAGATTTCTTTTTAGAAATAGTAGGAGTTAGCCCATCAAGTACAACAACACCTAAGCCATATGTATTTTTTCAATTAACTACAGATTTTGATAATCTTGAAAGATATTTGTTACAACCAGCAGGAATAGTAAATGCTGACTATCCAACATTGGCGGAGATTGAGCAATTTAAAGAGCAATATCCAACAGGACAAATATTTTATGCATACAATAGTAACGCATTTTATACATTAACATTGCCTTTGTCTGGAACAAGAGTATTGAAATCCACATCGGGCTGGGTAGCACAAGTTGGACGACAGGAATTATACTTCCAATATCGTCATAACTCTGCGTTAACTAATCTTATTGATCCCGGTAGTACTAACATTATTGATTTATATGTTGTAACTTTTGAATATTACACACAATACACACGCTGGATACAAGATACTACCAATACAATAGCAGAACCTTTTCCGCCTACTATTGATGAATTAACAACAGCTTATGCTGGATTACAAAATTACAAAATGATTAGTGACAATATGATTCTCAATAGCGTAGAATTCCTTCCATTGTTTGGCAATAAAGCGCCCGAAGCTGTAAGAGCTATTATTAAAGTAATTCCAGCATCTAACTCAAATGCTAGCGATAATCAAATTCGTAATTTAGTATTATCGACTATGAATGCTTATTTTGACATTGCTAATTGGAACTTTGGTGACACATTTTATTTCAGTGAATTAGCTGCTTATATTCATGCTCAAATAGGAACCTTTGTATCGTCGGTAGTGTTAGTGCCGTTAAATCCACAAAAGAGTTTTGGAGATTTATATGAAATACAATGTGCGCCATATCAGATTTTTGTTAATGGTGCTACAATTAATGATATTCAAGTAATACAATCGTTAACCAGTACTAATTTACAAACTGCCCCCGGCAGCGGAGCAATTTAATGGCTGCTCAGATCCGTTCAGTAGATTTTCTACCGGAGATATTTCAAACTCCGGTAAACACACAATTTCTGAACGCTACTCTTGACCAGCTAGTCCAGGAACCGCAATACAAGCAAACGCAAGGCTTTATTGGACAAAAAGTTGGGCCCGGAGTAAATGCCAACGACACTTATGTTATTGAACCAACTAAAGTTCGTAATGATTATCAATTGGAACCTGGAGTTATATCTTTAAATCCTGTTACTGGTAAAATTGATGATGCTATAACCTACCCCGGAATACTTGATGCGCTTTCAACACAAGGCGGAATTGTAAATCAACAAGATAGATTATTTGAAAGCGAATATTATTCCTGGGATCCATTTGTAGATTTTGACAAATACAGCAACTATTCTCAATATTATTGGTTGCCTAATGGACCAGACTTGGTTACAGTAGCGCCTACAACTATTCTAACAACGCAAACTTTTACAATCACTCGGGCCAATGGAGCTTATACTTTTAGTGGGGTTAAAGGAACCAATCCAACATTAACACTGGCTCGCGAAGGAAATTACAACTTTGTGATAGCGCAAAATACAGCTAGTTCGATTGAATATCGAGTTATTAATAATGGAACAAGCAGCTGGGCCATCAATCAAGAACCCAATCCTACATTAACTTTAGTTCGCGGAAATACTTACACTTGGAATTTAGTACAAAACGATCCTTATAAATTTTTTATTAAAACTGAAGCATCGTTTGGTACAACCAATTTGTTCAATGAAGGTGTTACTAATAACGGAGCATTTTCTGGATTAGTTACATTTACTGTTCCACAAAATGCTCCTGACATTCTTTATTATTCTAATGATATACATTATAATTTAAGGGGCCAGTTAAATATCATAGACGCTACTAGCGGGTCGGGGCCACAATTCTGGATACAAACACAACCAGGCATTGATGGCAAATTGCCTTGGTCACCTAACATTAGCAGCAGAGACGTCTTGGGTGTATCAAACAATGGAACTGATTTGGGAACAGTTGCGTTTAATGTCCCAACTTCAACAGCACAAAGTTTTTATCAAACTTTGCCATACATTAACTATCCAACTGTTGG